AAAAGTCTTTCAAGAAGAGAAACATGAAAAAGTTTTTCTTCTTTTGTCATAGTAGGAAACTTAAAGACATTTCTGTAAACATCTTCTTGCAACTCACTTATTTCAGTCATCTCTGCACGGACAACATCAGAATTAAAAAAACTCATTTTTCCCCCAAAACAACATTTTTTAGAACTTTTTTATAACGAAATACATCTATATGTAGGAAGGGAGAATATTTTTTCATTCTCATACTTACGGTTTCCCACACAGGGTCTTGGATATTCTTATCAAATTCTTGTCTATACCCAAGAATTTTATCAAGAATAACTAGAGTTTCAATGGAAGTTTTACCACTTAGATAACTTTTTAAGATCTGCGGGTGCCCCTTTTTGCACGAAAAAACTTCATCAACCTTCCTTTCCCCAAAAATATTTTCTACTTCTTCTTTGAAGACATAAGAAAGAGATTGTGTTTTCTTTTTCCATTCAGTGTATCTAACTTCACCTTCTCGAATCATTTCGCCAATCCACAGTTTACTTGGATCAGTGCATGTGATGAAGTTAGAAATAAAAAACTCCTCAACCTCTTTATTATTTTTATTTCTTGCTAGTTTTTCAAACCAGAAACGATCTTTTCTTTTATAGAAAGACTGGACAGTCGCACGACTTTTACCACAATATTTGTGATAATCATACTTGTCTTTTGTAAAATGATTTTTCAATGACAAGTAGCATTTATATGCATCAAAAGGCATCATTCCTCAAAGTGGTAGTTTCGCTCTAGAACTTCTCTTCAGAAAGTTTAGTTCAGTCGCTTCATACTTAATTTTTTCTTTCAATGGTTTTGATATTAGTTTAGGAACCGACTCTAACTCAATACTATTTTGCTCACAAAAGTGAATAATAGCATCAATATAATTCATCTCAGTATTAAGATGAACAAGTTGCTCAATCTCTTGAGCAAACTTAGAGGGGCAGAAAAACTTTTTCTCTAGTTCCTTTTCTAGTTCATTCTCCATTCTCTGACCTAGTATTGTGATGTACAAATTCTTTAATATACCTAACTAGTAATTTAATATAGTCCCCTTTATTGCGTTTGTCAAATACTTTGACCTCGCCACCAGGAGTAACCATCAGAGTAATTAGTTTTTTGACAGGAATACCAGTTAGTTCATAATAGGCAGAAGCATAAAACATCTCTTGAACAAAATAGTTTTCCAACCACTTTTCTGGTTTAATTTTTTCAGATGTCTTAAAGTCAATGACTGCAAGTTCTCCTTCGTACTCCGCAATGCAGTCAACTCTACCCGCCAACCCAAGAAACTCAGAATATAAGGTTCTTTCGATAGCATGTATGTTATTTATCTTATCTAGATATGGCTTGGCATGATGAAACATAAACTGAGTAGCAGGAAGAAAGTTTTCCCAGTTTAGTTCTTTATTCTCAAGATATGCTTGTGCTGCTTCGTGGAAGTCTGTTCCACGGGCAGTTGCTTTTTTTGTAATTCGATTTGCTTCTTCGATGCCAACTCGCTTACGCCAGTCAACAAAGATTTGTCTGTTGTAGAAAGAAGTTACAGAAGTAATAGAAGGCACCCATTGTCCATCTGGAAGATTGTACAGTCGGATGCCATTTGTTTCTTTCTTATTCAGTTCAAGTTCACCTAAAAAATTATGATGGATAAATGTCATAGATTTAGTTCTGCTTTTGCAACAAGATATTCTTTACACAGTCCAGAACGTACAATATCTTCTACACCAAATTCAATAACTTCCATAGAAGGCATGACGTTCAAGATTCGCATGAAGTCAACAATACCATTCTTCTCATTAGTCTTTACAAGGTCAGTCTGAGTTGCATCACCACAGAACATGATCTTAGAGTTCTCACCAACACGAGTAATAATACTATCAAGTTCATGGAAGTTGAGGTTTTGAAACTCATCTACAATAATGATAGCATTATCAAGTGTAGTTCCACGAATGAATGATGTGGACCAAAAACCAATAGTTCCTTGAGTCTTCAAGTTACCGTATAACATTTCAAATGCTGAGTCATCAGGCATTTCAAACATATACTTTACCATATTCTTGTAGGGAATTTGGTAAAGAGAGGACTTGTCTTCATGGTCTCCAGGAAGAAAACCAATTTCGCGTGTAGCGACCAAAGACCTAACAATATAAATTTTTTCATATGGAGAACGCTCATCAAGAACATCTTGAAGTGCATTATAAAGGGTAATGAAAGTTTTACCAGTGCCAGCAGCACCGTAAGCAACGATATTCTGGTCTTTCTTGTAGGCGCTGAACAAAGTTTCTTGATTTTCTGTAAGAGGATCAACTGTCCTCATCAGATCAAGATTGATTGGTTTTTTGCGTTTCATTTGTTTATTGCTCATTCCAAATGGAACAGGGTTTGCAGTCTTCTTTCTAGGCATTTAACAAATTCAAACAGGTTTTACTCGCGATCCAGGTGCTTTAGATGCTTTACGCAAAACATCATTCCAACCAGGGTGAGACTTTCTCAGTTTATCATAAACTTCACCAACCTCACCAACTCCTGGTGTATTATCAGGAGTATAATATCTTTCCCAGTCGGGGTTATCTTCTTTCCACTGATCCCACTCATGAACGCTCATTACAACGTCTTTCGTTTCACCAGTTTCTTTATGTTTTACGGGATATGTTGCCATAATTTACATCAACTCATACGGTATTTAGTTTGTCCACTCCATTGCTTCAGCAACAGCAGGAAATTGTTCAATAAAGATCTTCTTTGCACCCAATGCAATATCCATATGCTCTTTCTGAGTACCATTAGCAGACCTCAAATCGATATAATGAATCCATGACCTTACTGAGCCCGTCATGTACATTTTTGTGGGCACGCAGAGGGGAAGCACCATTCGGGCACATTCCTTTGCCACGCCTCGTCCCAGCATTTGCTTGTACAGAGCCATGGAAGAATCAAACAGAGTTTGCATCTGAAGTTCCAGGTTCTGAACATCAAAAGGATCTAGATCATCAATAGAGTTCTGACGATTCTTCGTGTCTTGCCTACGAAGTTCTGGCAAGGGGATCTTATCAAAACCAAGCAAAGATGAATCTGCATACCGTTGTGAAAATTCTTGATATGTGAACGAACGGTGACGCAGCACTTGAGCCGCGATAGCCCTGGTGGTATTGATCTCCAGAGTCATAAATGCTTGTTCAAAGATACTCCAGTGCTGATGCTTTACACAATACTTTAGGAGTCCAGAAAACTTATCATTATCCTGGTTGTTTGGATTAGACACACGAGCACAATAAGCCATGTGTTTCTCTGCATCAGGAGTGACGCTAATCAGTTTAGTCGGGGTATCCATCGTCGTCATAAAATACTTCGTCGTAATCTGTAGAGGAGTAAGGAATGGGATCATCAAAGTTCTCCCGTTTGTCAGTATAGGCACCAGGATCAGAATACACTTCAGATTCAAGAGCCTCAACCAACAGTTTTAAGTTCCTTACTATCAGTTTAAGTTTGTCTCTTTCCATAAAAAATGGGAGGTTACCCTCCCAGTCTAACACTTATTCAGTTTTAGTGCAACTCAAGTTCTATGCAGAATTAATAACTCTCCATAGATGAAACCAAGAAATGCTACAGACAAAAGGGATACGATCCCAGTTACTTGTAGTGCTTCCATAGTTTTACTTGACGTAAGTGCGACCACGGTAGCAGTAGGTTCCGTGAGTTTCCTCACCTGCCTCATGCACTTTGCAGTCAATACCACGATACTTAGTAACATGGATTTGTGCGTCATGCAGTGCTGCTGCCTTGTCGATTTGCTTTTTGATGAGTGTTAAGGTGTTCATTTGTCTGACTCCTGAAGTGGGTAAAATTAACCTTCTCTGCTTTCGCAGGATCCGTTTTCCCGTTCCTTCAGTCGTTTGCGTCCCAGTTACATTCAGGTGTTGCTTCTTGAATTACTTCAATAAGCTCAATCTTGACTTGATTTTCCATATTCTGATTAGTATCAATACGACTGATTATCTCAGCAGCATCGGTACAATGAATACCAGAATAAAGTAATAGATCAAACATGGGATGAACGCTCCGTTCCGCGACTTACTTGCGTCCTCCATAAGGAAGGATGAACGACAGGTCTATTATAGACCTTCATACCGTATTTAGTCAAGTTTTTTTGTAACTTACAATACAGTTTTATGATGTCTTAAGAAATGAGTTCGTTGCGTTTCATATACTTAAGTGTCTCATTCATATTACCAACATGTTTGAAACCAATATTAATTTGAGGATACTCAGCATCTTTACCAAACTCTGCCTCAAATCCTTTTTGAGTAAAGTGATGATTCAACTTATACTCTAGAAACTCTCCACCAAGTGACTTTAAGAGTTGAGCCATACGCTCACACTCTTGACTACCGTTACTATAAATTACTGCTGCCATTAGTCTTTGTAGATAATTGAGATTTTTCTTTGTTCTTGACCTTTATGATCAACTAAAAGAGAATGCTGAACTTCTGCATTCAAAAGTTCAGCAATCTTTTCTACTAAGTTATTTACAATATTCAATTCAGTTACTTTTTTGCCACTCATCAATTTCTTCTTGTGTAGGAACAATGATTCGGAAGGCAAGACCTTCTTCCTCAAACTCTTCATTCATTTTTTCATATGTTTCTGGTGTGATTTTTTCAGTCACGTTGCCTCCAATCATCAGGTTTATCACGTTGGAACCAGTCTACAATTTCATCAGCACCATCAAACCCCGTTTTATGATTGGACGGGTCGGGGTCTCCTAGTCCCATCCTATTCATAAAATCATCCATACTTCCCTCTTGAATATCCTGGGCAGCATGTCTTCTTGCTTTCTGCAACCAATCTCTGGCAAGAGTATGTGCTTTAGCAAGTTTCTCTGCCCAGATCATATCTTCTAGTTTTACTTCTTCTTTGTTAGCAATCTTCTTACAGATAAACTCTAGTCGGAGTCTGTATTGAGTTGATAGCATACTAGTCTCGCAGTTTTAGTTCTAAGTCTTCTAACTTATGATACTCAGCATGTGCTCGGTCTTGCCGGTCACAAACAATACTTAGGATATCATTCATGATTACATCGTTCTCAACGTAGTCATCCAAATATTTGTCAATGGCTTCCTTGAGGTATCTATACCTATGCCATTCTAGTGAGTATGGTTTATACATGATGAGAGTAATACATGGTAAAGGTCATATTGTTATTTACCACTGTTGTCAAGTGATAGGATCATCTTCTGCCTCTTGAACAAGTTTACTAATAATCTCTTCAGTGCCATCCATTGTCTTTAGTGCAAACAAAGAAGACTTTTGATATTTTTTCAATTTTTTATATTTTTTGAGAAGACGATCAATGTCTTCTTTTTTTACATCAAACTCAACATCAAAGTCACTAAAACCTTTACTCATTTTCTCTTTTTACCCTCAGGTGCTTTGTATCCCCACAGTTTTGGTTTAACGGATCCAAATCCAAAATCAATTTTTCTAACAGAACCCGGACCATACTTATCATAGTACATATCAAATAAGTCAACAGACTTTTTACATCTAGTAAGATCTAGATATTCTTTTCCATCTTCAACATACCAAATGAGTTTTGCGTCAGTTGGATATGATTTATCATTTGCAATTTCAATTGTAGTTTTTTCCAAAAGAATCTGACATCCATATGTGGAAGGATCTTCTGGATTAACTGGTTTACTTCCCATAGACTCTTCCCTTTCTACCGTAACTGTCATGAACGCCCACCCCATTGAATATCAGGATATGCTTCTTTCACATTTTCAAAAGATATTTTGTATTTAGAACTCAACCTTCCATCTTTAATGAGAACCACCACTTCCGCTTCTCTAGGATGAAGTCCTCGAAGTAGATTAATAAACATCATCTCTCGACGAATATTACTCAAACTTGAGTTACCACCATGAACATAATGGTAAAGATTTTGCCACTCACGTCGAAGAGAAGTTTTTCCTCGACCATCTAAGTCTTGTCCTGTTGCAGACTCTCCACCCGCTGCTTCACGTTGAATATTTTGCGACAAACTTCCACTATAAACAGATTGATCTTCTGCATCACCATAAGGAACATCCCCCTCCGGAAGAAGACTAATCACAGATTCATCAAAGTTCCAGATGAAAATACTTTTCAATGAGTCATGCTCATACTTTTTCAGAACCTCTACCTTTTTTGCATTAGAACGTTGCTTAGATGCAAGTTCCAGAACTTCAAACACAAATGGATTGGTTGGAAGATCTGGAATTGGTGTTGCACTTTTTCTTGTAGAAGTAGATGCCTTAGATCTAGTCGTCGTCTTCTTCTTCGTAGTCGTCATAATTGTTTTCAAATCGTACTGCTAAAATTTCATCGGGAAGAATATTCCCATTTTCATCAAACATCTCTGGGTGTGCGAATACTGGTTGTGTTTGATATACATGCTCTTTTGCTAGCCATCCTACTACACCTCCAACAAAAAACATCATTAATGAAACAAGTGTGCCGATGGTAAGGGTTACTGCTAACATTTTTCTATCTCCAGAGAATTATTTTTTCCTAATATCCAGATAGAAGTTTAGGCTAAAAATAATTTCTCTGCGAAAAAGAGAAACCATTTTACCGAACTTTATCTGAAAAGTTTTTGGTGGTTCTGGTTTTCTTCTCCTGTTGCGTAACAGCAACTCAACCCCACGATTAATGTGAGGGTCTGATTTATTTAGTTTGCTTCTTTCGCCTCCCAGGTCTTCTATCACGACTATACCTCCATGCATCTTCTAGAATACCGTACAAATACTGCTTTATTTTCCTTGCTTGTGGTTTTGAAATGTGACCATATCCTTCACGAAGTTGTTTATGTTCATTATCATTACCACCTTTGATGTATTCTTCGAGTTCTAAAGTCATATCACTGAGTTCAGCCGCAGTGCTACTTTCAATAAATTGTTCTATTTCAGAACGTTTTGTTTTACGAATTTTTAGATAATCATAAAACTTTAATACAAATTTTCCATCAAAGGCATAATCAATTGCTTTCTCAACATCTGTGTAAATTTCGTGAAGATTGTTTTCCATTAAACTAGTTTGTTTTCCCGTAGATACTTTACAGTTTCTTGACATCCGCCGATATTTAAATCATCTAAAACCACTTGAGGGAAGGTTGAACCCATTCCAAATTTTTCATAAAATTCCTCACGAGAATAATCAGTATCAAGTTTGTAGACAACATGTTTCAACTCTGCTAACTTTAGCACCTGTTGGACTTTAGTGCAATATGGGCATCCGTCTTTAGAGTATATAGTAAAAGTCATAAAAAAAGAGGGCAACTAACCCTCTTAATATATCACATTCAAATCATTTCTGCAACCATGACACCGACGGCACGGTCATCTTTTAACTTGTTATTTTTGAATATCTTTTAAAAGATTTATTCCAGTTTTTACATTTTTTTTATTGAACTTCGAGGTTTCACTAGGTTTTAATGGATTTGGTGTTGTAATAGATGGCGATGTGGATGTTGTGGGAGCACTGGATGTGCTAAGAGATGTTCCAGGATTTTTTATTGCCTGTGTTACTCCTTGTGTGATTCTATCTCCTTGTCCACCACTTGTGGTTTTTCTATCAACGGAAACACCAAGACCACCGTAATTTGCACCAACACTAAAATCTCCAGAACCAGGTTGGTTTTTATTGCCAAGTCTTTTGGAGAACGTAATCTGTCCTGCTTCCGACACGAACTGATGAAACGTTTTCATATTACCAAATACTTTTTAGGTATTTATAAAAAAAAGAGACCCGAAGGTCTCTTTAGAATCAAAGAGCATTACCTCTAGGTAATACTTCTTCAGGGAATACAAAGTTTTCATGTGGTTGATCAACTGGTGCCAACCATGCACGAAGACCTTCGTTCAAGAGAATGTTCTTGGTGTAGAAGGTCTCGAACTCTGGGTCTTCTGCTGCTCTGATTTCTTGGGAAACAAAATCATAAGCCCTAAGATTGAGAGCAAGACCAATAATACCGATGGAAGAAGTCCAGAGACCCATAACAGGAACAAACAACATAAAGAAATGCAACCACCTCTTATTGCTAAACGCAATACCAAAGATCTGAGACCAGAAACGGTTTGCCGTAACCATTGAATATGTTTCTTCTTCTTGAGTTGGTTCAAACGCTTTGAATGTATTTGCTTGTTCACCATCTTCAAAAAGTGTGTTCTCTACTGTGGCACCGTGAATAGCACAGAGAAGTGCTCCTCCCAGTATACCAGCAACTCCCATCATATGGAAAGGGTTGAGCGTCCAGTTATGGAAACCCTGTAAGAAGAGTAGGAAGCGGAATATCGCAGCAACACCAAACGACGGTGCAAAGAACCAGCTGGACTGTCCGAGTGGGTAAATGAGAAAAACACTGACAAAAACAGCGATAGGCCCAGAAAACGCAATAGCATTGTACGGTCTAATCCCTACGAGACGTGCAATTTCAAACTGACGAAGCATGAAACCAATCAGGGCGAAGGCACCATGGAGCGCCACAAAATTCCAGAGTCCCCCAAGTTGGATCCAGCGGACGAAATCTCCCTGAGACTCAGGACCCCAAAGTAGAAGAAGAGAATGACCCATAGCATCAGCAGGCGTTG